GCTGCCGCGGCCTTCAGCTCCGCGATGAACGCGTCACCGAGTTGGCGATGATACTTGCAGAGGATTCTCCAGCCCAGCGCGGCCTGCTTCTGCGTGATGCTCGTGCGGTGCGCGAGTGCGTGGCCGATGCGAACATCAACCCCGGAGAAGCCCACGTCGTCCCGCTTGACGGCCCCGTCGCACACGCCGGCAAGCATCTTCATTCCCTGATGGACCAGCTCCACGCAGCGGTCCGACACCAGCCGCGCTTCGGCGGCGACGCGCTCGAACGTGAGGCGGACCTTGGTCACGGGTTCCACTTCTTCCACCTCGGCCTCGGTCCAGTCGGTAACGCGGTCCAAGCACGAGTCGATGGTGTTCAGCTTGTCCACGTTCGTGCGCGCCATGTGGGAGTCCAGGCTGCCCTCAAGCACGAGGTAGCTGCACAGCACGCTGTCCTTTTGCCCGATGCGGTGCGCGCGGTCTTCCATCTGCGCGTGCTTGCCGGGCACCCATTGCAGCTCGATGAAGATGACGTGCGTGCCGGCGGTGAGCGTCAGCCCCTCGGCCGCGGCAAGGTTGCCCACAAAAATGTTGCAGTCCGCGTCCGTCTGGAAGCGGTCCACTTGCTCCATCCGTTTCGGCGCGGGCGTGTTGCCCGTGATGACTGCGGCCTGGGGGAACCTCGCGACGATGGCGGCGACGATGTCCAGGTGGTGCGCGAACACGAGCACCTTGCCGGATTCCATGGCGTCCTCGATGAACGCGAGGCACTGCGGCAGCTTGGCGGCGGCGACCTTGTGCCGCAGCTCGGCCATGTCTTCGAACGCCGCGCCTTGCCCCTGGCGCAGCGCGTGGACCGCCTCCGCGTAGTCTTCGCGACTCTCGCCGGCACGGGCCAGCTCCACGCGGGCGCGCAGTTCGACCAGCGCGGCCTCGCGTTCCTCCACCATGTGCGCCTCCAGCTCCAGCAGTTCTTTGCAGCCCGCGGCGTCCAGCTCGATGACCTGCCGCTGTTTCGGCGGTAACTCTTTCAGGACGTCCTTTTTCAGGCGGCGCACCATGATGGAAGAACGCAATTTGTGTTGCAGCTCGGCCTCGTTCGAGTGGCCGGAAAAGTCCCAGCCGAAGCCGTTCTGCTTCGCGGCGCAGTAGCGGCGCGCGTATTGGAAAAAGTTTCCCTTCGGCCACGCGGACGGGTCCAGGTCGTTCAGGATGGGCCACAGTTCAATGGGGCGGTTCTCTATCGGCGTGCCCGTGAGCGCGACCTTGCGCGCAGCACGGATGGCCAGCGTGGACTTCGTGCGACGCGCCTTGGGGTTCTTGATGTATTGGCTCTCGTCCACAATGCGCAGGTCCCACGTCCGGTCATTCAACGCGGGAAGGAACTTGTGGACGATGTCAAAATTCACAATGACGATGTCCGCGCGGGAAAACGGCTTGTTCGAGTATTGGACCTCGACCGACATGGGGCGGGTCAGCCACTTCTTCAGCTCGCGCGCCCAGTTCAGCTTAAGCGTGTTCGGGCAAACGATGATGACCGACTTGATGTCGGCGGTGCAGTTCATCAGGCCGATGGCTTGAATGGTTTTGCCCAGGCCCATCTCGTCGCCGATAAGAACGCCACGCTTCGCGGCCCAGCACTCCAGCCCGAACGCGACGCCCGCCTTCTGGTAGGGGAGATAATCCAGCCCGGCCGGGCGGGGCAGGTCCACGTTCGCATCGGTCGCGCGGCTGGCCTCGGCCACGACGGACCGGCGGGCCTGCTCGGCCTTGGCGGCGACGGGGTCAACCGCGGCCCAGTGGTTCACAATCCACGAGCCGTTCGGCTGGCGCTTGGGGGAGATGCCCGCCGCTTGCAGCGTGGCCTTGTTCTGCTTCCAGGCGTCCCAGAAGGACGCCGGCACGGTAAAAGCCGTGCGGAGGATGCGTTCGCTCCCGTCCTGAAGGCGCACCCGCTTGGGCGCGCCCCAGGGGAGCAGGGTTTCGATTGAAATCTCTTTGATGTCGCTCATGGCGTGGAATGTCGCGCAGGTTGGTGCAGCCGTCAAGCGGGTTTCGCCACATATCTTTTCCGGTCCAAACTGCGGTGCCGGTCCGTCGTCTCGTTCAGCCAGACCGTTTTGACCCGGCAGTCTGGCACCGACACCGCCAGCACAAGGTCCCAGCCCGGGCGGGACAACAGCGTGCGACGCACCAGGACGCCCGTAGCGCGACCGGACCACGTCTCGACATGAATGATGCCCCAGTCGTCCAAAGACAGCGCCCGGGGCAGCTCGTGCGCGCGCAGCCCGTCTGCCGCGGCCTCTCGGACGGCGTGCATACTGTAGTCCAGCCGGGAATAGTTCACGGCGCGGACCTGCGCGACAAGGTCCGCCGGCAGGTAGATGTCGCGATGGAAGTCTAGCTTCACGGGATGTAGTTTTTGGGGTTGCGTTTCACGTCCTCCAGCAGGAACGCCAGCAACAGCGCCGCGTCCCGCGCGTTCTGTCGTAACCCCGCCGCTTCGGCAGCGCGCCGTTCGGCCATCAGCTGGTCAATCGCCTCGTCAACAGGCGTGTTTGTTTTCATTTGGTCAGAACCTCCAAAACGTGGAAAATTTCCATGCGTCGCGCCTTCAGTAGCTCGATGGACAATTCCTGGCGGGCTGTTTCCGCCGCAAAAGTTAACACCGCGCCCGTATCAAGCGGGTGCCGGTGGGCATGGGAAAGCCACTCGGCTTGCCGGTTGTCGGCTTGAGTCTTGACAAGATTCAGTTCATCACTCAGCGCTTGCAGGCGATTAGAAAGGGTCAGGGCAATTTCGGATGGGATTTTCATGGTGTTTAGCGTGTTACCACCTTGATATCCTCAAGCCGGCACTCGGCCGGAAGGCCAGTCTGCGGATACGCGCATTTCTCGCCGTGGGATTTTGCCAGCCTCACGACTTTCGAATTCGAGTCGAACCGCTTCGATTGCCAGCCGCAGTTAAAACAACGGCAATGCCACGCTACGGCCCCGCAGACGTTTGTCTCGAAGATGCCGACGAAAATCTTCATGCAGCGTTCTTTTTTCGTGAGGTTAACCGTGCTCATAATTAGTCTCCGAGCGAACGCCAGCCGTCCGCCACAATTTTCTGCTCCAGGTGCCCCATCAAGCCCGCGAGCAGAGCGGGGTCAATAGGTTCGTGCGCATAGGCCCGCACGAGGTAGCCGTTCGGCTCGGCGTGCCGGAAGGCCGCGAGCGCGTCCGCGAGGGTGGGCACGTTCTCCACTTCAAAGCGGAACGTGACCAGCCCGCCCTCGCGGAGTTTCCAGATAATCGAATAATTCATATAGCACTGTCGCGCATCGCGCGACGTTTGTCAAATTCGGCCTTGGACCGTTCCTCGCGCACCGTCAGGCACGCACAACAAAAGCACTCCACACAGCGGTGCCCATTGTTGGCGGAAACCGATGCGTGCCGGCGAAGCTCGGCCTCGGGCAGCGCGCGGGCCGTCTCCAGCCAATGCGCCCACCAGTCACACGAGCGCCAGTGGTTTCGGTATTCGTTCAAAATCGGTTTCATACTTCAACGTCGCACGGGTTCAGGCCCCGCGCAAGTAGTTTTGTGCTTTTTTGTAGGCTGCCCACCGCGCGCGGCGGTCGGCCCACTGCTTCGCGACGCGCTCCTTGCGACGCAGTTCCCACTCCTGGGACGTCAGCTCGGGCGCGGGCACCCGCACTGCGCTCGGCTCGTTCTTTGTTTCGTTGCTCATGGCGTAAGGTAGCCCGGGCGGGCAGGTTTGTCAAATCAGGCGCCCTCCGGCAGGCGGGCCAGAAGGTCCTCGCGCGTGCGCACGCCGGCGCGAAATTCGCGCTCGAAAAACTTGGGCGAGAAGGGCTTGCCGACCTTCGGCGCGTCCACCCAGACCCGCTCCAACGGCTCGGGCGCGAGGTGCCGGAAGTGCGCGTGCCCCTTGTCGAAGAAGTAGCACACGTCCCCCACGCGCGCGCTGACGCGCACGTAAAGACCGCCGCCGAAGCCCCAGGCGTTGTTGGTGTTGATGGTTTCCTCTCCGAAAACGGAGCCGCCGGCATCGGTGATTAGCTTGGTGAATTGTGGGATGTTCATTGGCGTGCGGGTCAAGTTATTCGATGAAGCCACAGCCGTAAACGCCGCCGTTGTAGCTGGTGAAGCGGATGCTGTCGTTGCGCGGGTCCGCCGTGCAGACGCCCCGGAAATACGCCGCGCGGCGCCCGCCCTCGGACGGGTAGGGCACCGCGAGCCACGCGTCAACCACGAGGAACGCATAGCCATGCACGTAAACGGTTTGGCCGATGTGAACGGGAATCAAAAAGGTGTCTTTCATGGGATTAGCGGGGAAGGATGGCCGCGGCAATCAGGTTAGAGAGGACGTAGATGACCGCGGTCACGACCACGACCATAGCCACGACAACGTAGCCGTTCGGGAAGAGAATCGCGTCCCGCACCGCGTTGAGGATGTTTTTCATCATGTGGAAAGATACCACGGGCGGCGCTGGGCGCAAGTCCGTAGTTCTACGGTTCGTAGATGCGGCCGGTGAGGATGTCCACGATTTGGAAGTGGTCGCGCTTCAGCCGGAAGGCCTCGGTCAGCGCCTCGTCGCGCGTCGGGTAGCTGCCGACGTAGTCTTTCATGCCCCCGCCGGGATACCAGTCGTCGAAACAGAAAAGCAAGTAGCGGCTCATGGGAATTATTTGGAACGGCGGACACGATACTTCAGCCCGCTCTTAATGGTTTTGAGGACCGACAGCGCCTCGGCGCGCGTGGGGTAGCTCCTATCATAAGAGCCGCTGCGCTCCCAGCCCCAGGAAAACTGGCATTCGAGGTGCCACCAGTTCGGCACCAGCGGTGGAAGGTGGTCGTCTGGCACCGCGTCCGTCCGGGGCGGCGCCGACGCCGCAACCGCCACGAGGAACGGGTTGGCATCGCCCGGGCCGACCACGGCGGCGGCGCGGGTGAGCGCGTCCTGCATGATGCCGGCCGGACCGCCGGTCAGACGGAGATGGTTCTCGGCCGACTTGCGCGCGAGGTAGGTGAAAAACTCCGCGTCTTCCAGGGACGGGAACGAGATGGTGACGGTGTGCATGGTGGTGCGGCTTAGAGGGTTAAAAGTCGCCCAAGTAAATGCGCACCGCGCGCAACCAGTCGGAACGGTGGACTTTGCCGTTCACAACGGCGAAAACCGCCAGCGCGCCGCGGGTGCCGAGCCGTTCGGCAACCCGGTTCTGGATGACGATGACGACAACGCGATGGTCTGGCGTCGTGATGGTATGGTTGTAAGTTTCCCAGACCCGGCCGCAAACTTGTTCGCGTTCGTCGGTCCGGGTGACGGTCGCCCCCGCCTCTTTCAGGCGGTGAATGTAGGCCAGGGCTTCGGAGCGTTTCTGGTTGATGGTCATATGATTACTCCAGGGTAAGGAACGACGCCGACCCGAAGGGCACCACGTCCTTGACGTCCACCTGCGCGCTGTGGCTGTAGCGGCCGGTGAGATGGTAGCTGACCGTGACCAGGGCGCCGGAGACGGCGACCACGGTGCCGGAGTTTGACGCGCCGTCCGCGGTCTTGAAGACCACGCTGGCGCCCACGCGAATCGGACTTTGGTTTTTCTTCATAGTGGAATGTCGCCCAGGTCGGGCGGGTTGTCAAATTATTCTTTCGCCTGTTTGAAGGCGCGAAGCTCGGCCTCGCCGCGCGTGCGCAGGTCGCACAGCCGGACCACGTCGTCCAAGTCCAGCTTGACGCCGTAGTCATCCAGCGTGGACCACACGCCGTCCGGGTCCCCGGGCATCATCGCAATGGCCGTCGCCAGCACGCTACGGTGCCGCAGCGCGACCGCGTCGCACAGCGCCTCGATATACGCCGCCCAGGTCGGGCAGGCCGCGCGCCGGGCATCATAGGACATGCGCCGCCCCTCCGCGATTTGCATTGCCGTCACGCCCGGCTTGGCGTGCCGGTGGCGCTTCCAGCCGTCGCCTTGGTTGCGCAAAACGTGGCCGTTGGACATCACCACGATGGTGCCCGATTCGTATTCGAACCGCCCCAGCTCCGTGCCGTTTCGTTTGAGGGTGGCCATATCAGTGCCAATCAATTGTGGTTATTGTTGCTTCCGAGAGTTTCAGAATGTTGAAAATTTCCATCGCCGCTTTGTATTCAGGCTTGGTCAATTTATGCATCCGGTTCAAGGCGTGCGCAAACTCATTCGCATCCCGGCAAACATTCATCGCGCCGCATTTCGTCTCCATTTTCAGGACTTTTTTCGTGGGGGTGGCCATATAGTTAGGCTCCAATGACTTCGGTTGAACCGATGCCGCACGCCTTGATGAAGCGCGCGTCGGAAAAGTTGGGGTTGCTGTCCGCGCAGACGCGGGCGATGCGTCCCGCCAACGTGGCGATAGCGGCCCGGGCTTCCACGTTGCCAGTGATGAACGTGTGGTTGTATTCGGCGCGGATTTCCTCGGCGAGTGCTGTGAAGTGTTTTCGGCTCATGGTATCTAATCTGGTTTATGTTTACCGACGCCAGAAGATACCACAGGCAGGACCCGCAGCAAGTTACGTTTGCGTTACGGGAATGTTACGACGCCGTCCGCGCCTGCAACCATTCCGGGTCGCGACGCGTGAAGTTTTTCTCAATTCCGCACCACTGAAAGCAATTCGCCTCGTTGCCGGCCTGCGCGTAGAACGGCGCGAGCAGCGCGGCTGTCGCCGCAGAGGCGAACCCGTAGGGGCCGAGGATGAACAACGCAACGCCGCACTGCGCCGCGCCCGCGTCATGGTGGAAGTTTGACGCGCCGCCCTGCGTCAGCCAGCGCGCGAGCGCTTCCTCGGGCACGCCCGGGCACACGAAAACGTCCATGCGCCGTTCGGTTGGGATGATTGCTTGGACGACGTGGCCCAGGCTGCCGGCGACGTCAGACACCTTTACTCCTCCAGAGGATGAACATGAGGAGCGCCACGGCCAGCGCGCAGAGGACGAAGGTGTTGCTCATCGCAGGAAGTCCTCCGGCATTGTGTTGAGGAACTCCACGACGGCCTCGGCGAGCCGCGTCGTGTTGCTATGCACGCCGTGTCCGCCCTCGGCCAGGAAAAAAACATTCATGTTGCGTTCCACGTCGCGGATGACGACGGTATATGGTTCGTAAACCAGCGCGAAGCGCGGCGGTGCTCCCCCCGGGCGCGCAGCGAACTGGCTCACAGCGGCACCCCATTGATTCTCTCAGGCTTCGTTGGCCAGGAAAACTTAAACCAGAACGTGCGGTGGTAGAGCGTCAGATAGATGGTGCGCGAGCGCGCTTGTGCGCAGTGGCCAGGGTAGCCG